ATTTCAGCAATATGTTCTTGTAAATCCTTGATCCTCATCTTTGCTACAGCAGCACCACCAAAGATACTAGCGGCTACTCCAAGAAGTGTGACGATGAGGCGGATATCAATCGCGCCGTCCATCATTCCTCATCTCACGAATCGTCTGAACTATTCTCAAACCGAACCATATCGCCGATAGGGCCGCTGACAGGGCAGGTAGCCACTCCATTAAAGCTGCTGCTGTAATGCCTAAACTTCCCCAATCAAAGATGCGAATATCGTCTTGGTTCATTAGCTTTTCCTCAAAACCAAGATTATCAATAGCACAATTAACCCGGCTGTCACTAGGTCAGGTGTTGACCACATGCTCATTCCGGGCGGCATCATTATGATGCCTGAGTGTATAGGTGAGCAGCGTAAGCAACCTTCACTGCGTCTGTGAACACTTGACCTGCAATCGCTGCCACGTCTGCATCTTCAGCAGTTAAGTCTGCGTCAGGCATTACCACATGACGATGGAAGGTACGGCTGATCTCAGTACCGTCTTCAGCAATTATTGTAGCTGTGCGAACCTGAACTACAGAATAACCCGCAGCTAAGTTTAGTATCTCGATCTTGTCGTTCTTTGTTTCTTTAGTCAGTGCCATTGTTTATCTCCTTTGGCTTTAGGACTGTCCACGCTCAAGGCGCATTAAATTTCAAATAAACCTTGCACCCACAAATTTGATGAAGCGCCAGAAACATATTGTGCATCCACTTTGCACTTACCGAGTCTCTCTGCTTTAAACTTAGTGCTACCAGTTATATCACAAGCAGCAACACCACCTCTCATAAAGTAAATATTACTTGGGATAGTGCCTCCAGTATAAGCTGTGCCAGTTGCAACATCATAAAACTTCACAGTAAACTGGGTTGTGGTAGATGACTGAATACCTGCGGTGTATTGTGGGTCTACACAACTTACAATCACATCATTAGCACTTGCTGATGTAGGATGCGTTATCGTCCAAGTATCTGTGCCATTCCATGATCCAGTGAATGTTCCAGAATTATCAGTAAGAATAGTAGTAGCACCATTTGTTTTACCATGAATTTGCTGACGTGTTTCTACTGTAAAACTTGTTTTAGATCGTGACGTTGTTTCATACGGAGACCCTGTTGTGTCATCTCCAAACCCCTCGATTGCTACAACAGAGCCAGTTGAGTCACTATGGGTTTCTGATGCGTGAGTAAATACCCAAGTGCCATCCGCAATGGTATATTCAGCATACCATTCACCATCGGTCAAAGCTGCACTAGATGCCATAGGGCCAAAGTACGAATGAGCCACAACAGCTGTTCCACTCGTTCTTGCCCAGAATGGATGGTATAATGAAATAATTGCGCTTGAATTACCTACACTAGCACCAAAAGATAGATTGCCGTTTGCATATCCTTCGTCAGGAGTGACTAAAAGACTTCCAATTTTCTGCCCTGTAAAACTATAATTTAAAATTATGTTTCCATCAGACTCCGTAACAGGTGTAACCGAGTCAAGACCAACAGGGCGGTGATCTGCATCATCAATAACATACCAACCAGAACTATCGCTGTTTTGTCGAAGGACACAAGAAACTACTCTATATTTTCTACCATCATCTCCAATGACAAAATCATCTGCCATTCTATTGAATACTTTAGTAAGAGCCATTGTAGTTTCCTTTTATTTGCTCCAAGCAGTGCTTACGCATTATTACGCTGCACGATAACAAAGGTTGCCATGAATATCAGAAACACCTGAACTTAATTCAGAAACAACAATAAAATCTGACCCACTAGCACTTCTGTTTTCATTTAGTAAAAGACTTGTTGCGTTCTCAAACATAAACAAAATAGGTTCATTTGAAAATGTCACGACGCTAGTAACTACAGTGCCAGAGTAATATGCTGAGCCACTCACTGATGCTGAAGTAAACGGAAGACCTGTGATATAAACATCATTGCCTGAAGTGAGGCCAGTAGTATCGATATTTGATACATTAAAATCCACATAAACCATATTACCTATTTTGACATAATTACCATAAACAGTAGAGGAGCTTTCGTTTCCGCTAGATGCTGCATCTGCAATCTTACCTGTCCACGTTCCCTCTTCATAGTCGTCGAATAGTTCACTTGTAGAACCTGAAGCATCTGAAGTGGCTGAGAAGTCGATGCCTTTACCTGATGTACCTATGACTAGGTTGCCAAGAAGAACATTTACATCGTTGCCAGAAATAGAAAGTTTGTTTGAATTATTAATTGCAAAGTAATGCTGGCCACCAGTTGGAACGTTAAAAAACCAAGCATCATCACTACCATCAGCTCCAATCCATCGGTCAGTGCCAACACCAAATCCAGTTCCAGAATTTTTAATTAGGCCATTTCCAGAGCCAGAACCATTAAGTGTTAAGTTCCCAGTTACAGTGCCAACACTTATGTCAATATTCTCAACGTCAACATTCTCAACGTCAACATCATTAAACGATGGATTACGACCAAAAATGCCGCCTTGCTGCTTAATAGTCATCTTTAGGACTCCATATCTGCATATACCCAGAAATTATTTCCTGCGACATTTGACCAGTTTGCAACAGGAACAACAGCATGACCTCTGCGAACAGAGAAAGTTGTTGCGCTGTCCATCTTGCTATGAACATCAAAATTTCTCCGATACCAGAATTTCATATCTGTATCTTCTGTTGTGACTTTTGTTCCAGTCCAGTCATAAAAACCGACTTCAAAGTACGTTGACGCAATATCCTCAACAACAGGAACATATCCACCTTGATGCGAGGTTAATTGAACGTTGTAACTTGCACCCGCATCAACATGAGTAACTCTAAGGTTATTACCTGCTGTCCATGTAAACGCCGAAGGGCTATCAACATTGTTTGAAAGTGATGTATTCCAGACCCAAGCTGAACCGTTATAATTTACATATCCGTTCAAATCATCCATGATCTTAATAACAACACTAGATGCATCCCAGCTTACAAAAGGCACAGTTAGTCTCGTACCATTAATACAAGTTACATTTACTGCGTCAGCAATGTCAGCAACAGACGGGTGTGTGATAGTTAAAACATTAGACGAAAAAGATGCAGTAATTGATCCGTCCCAAACAGGTGTTGTTGTTACAGTACCGCCACCTTCTACATAAAAGTTTAGAGGCGCAGCGGCTTTAACATTTGCATAGCTTGTCCCAACATCTCCACCAGCAACAACTCCATATGGAGCCAACGCATCATCTGCTCCCACAATAAATGTATTAATTTTACTGGCTGTTCGTGAGTAATTTACTCTAAATGTATAGGCATCTGGTTGTGTAACAGATGTTGCGTTCATTGGGGTATGACCAGCATCATCAAGCAATGAGAACGTACCACCAGAACTTCTTGGAATACAGCCAATGCTAAAGTGATTTTTATCTGGAGTACCACCGATATTACCTACCCTGTGGTAGCGATTATTCAAAGTTGCTCCAGAGCCGCTGTAAACAACTCCATCACCATAGTAAGTTATAGTTGAGCCTGCGGTTGTACTGTTTTTGTATGACCCAGATGGAACATATATTAAGCCACTTGCAGCAGCGATTGTTTCGTTAAAATCAGATGAGTTTTCAGTACCGCTTGATGATCCAGTATTATAGTCGCCTACTGCTCCGAAGTCTTTAACTGAGACTGACTCTTGCAGCTTGTTCTCTACTGTTCGGGTCTGAGCGCCAGCACTGCCTTGGTTGTAATTGATGTTGCCACTGTCAGCATCAAGCGTATCAATGGCATTACCGATAACGACTTCGATCTGAGCGTTAAGCGGTGGAGCCTCAGTAAATGTCAGCGTTGTGCCGGATACGGAGAAGCTGGATTTAAGCTGATAAACGCCGTCAATATAGACTTGGGCGTTATTCTTTGAGCCGGGAGCTACGGTTAGAGTGAACGCTGTTTGAGCACCTGTGCCAGTAAAGACGTTGTTTGTAAAGTTAGCACCGACAATAGCGGCACCAGCGAGAACTTCAGCCGACTCAACAGAAACATTACCTTCAGTATCAAAAGATAGAATTTTGTTAGCACGAGCAGTTTGAGTAGGAAGCTCCATATTGACGCTGGTTGGGTCAGTTACTGGAGCGCGAACAGCACGATCAGATAGTTCTAATAGCTGTTGGTCAAATATTGTAAGGGCGTCAAGCTGTTCGTTAAGGGCAGACGCACGTAATTCACCTGCCGTTACGAAGTCGGTAGTGCGCTCAATATCACGAGCGCCAACGATGGTGATGCGGTCATTTAGGGTTGGCGTTGAAGCAATGCTTGAGCCGACTATAAGCGTAACGCTACCAGTACCGTTGGCATTGATTGTCACGGTGTAATCGGTTGCAAGTGTCAGCAACGTAGTGTTGAAATATACGTCTACGTCAGTGTTTACAAGGATTTCAAACGAGAACGCATATGGCCCTACACCAGCGCTACCAGTGTAGACGATGCGCCTAGTAACAGCATTGATATTGTAGTCCGCCATTTTAATTCCTCACGTTGACCGCAATCTATCACTCATATCAGCGAGTGCCAAATCGTTTATATTCGTTATAATTCCGCCTCATGCGTTGAGCCACATCTGGCCTTTCAATGATACTATCGCCAAACCCATGACGATTTCCGTCTAATGCCTCAATTGAAAAGTCAGCTAACTCTGGGTCTAATTCATCTTCTTGGAACGTGCCAAACATTCTTGCACGAGCAATCTTGCGGTACTCAGATACAGTAGAGTCAATGATGCTACGCATAGTACCTATATTAGCTTTTTGTCCTCTCTTTTCATAGTAGGACATTTTCTCATCTACAGCTTGAATGATAGCCTCACTCATGTTCATGCCATCAATTTCAATTTCTTTGGTGTAAAGTTTTATATACCTATTCTGATCTTCAGCAGATAGGCGAACACCGTTAATCACAAAGTTTGGATTAGCTACACCATGATTTAATTCATCAAGCATTTCCCTGACATCGCTTTTCTTGCCAGTAGAAACAAACATAGGCAATGAACTATGCAGAAGAGATTTATCCGCGCCGATAGGATCACCCGTTAATGGATCAAGTTTGTATGGCACTCCCTTAGTAAGTAAGGGAACACGGCTACGCAATCTGTTGACTGACTCAAAAAATGCCCCGATTGCTGGAAGAGAATTTGGATCGTCTGATCCAAGGGCATCATATACAAATTGAGCTTGCTTATCATTGACCGCAATATTGCTTATAGTTGGATCAAGCATACGCTCAATTTTTGCAGTCAATGAGCTATTCAAAAGACTGACACCGGGCGTCGCATTGATTGCAAAATTAGTATAAGCGCGTGATGCGCTATTAACTATATCTACTAATTTTGATCCGGTTTCTTCACTGCCTCTTACGTTTGCAATTCTCATAATTTCAGCAAACGTCGTCATAACAGGAATGTTAGTAGTGAACTCAGCTAATGCCGCAGCACTAGCACTTGTCATAATACCAAGTTCACTGTCATCAGGGTCATATGCTCTGAATTTAACAGCATCTGCATATGCAGCAGCCATTATGAATGGAATATTAAATGGCTCAAGTCTTGATAATGAGATAAATAACTGGCCACTAAATTGTCCTTTACCAACACGGACTTGATCTTCACCGACCAATTCTTGCAATCTCTTTACATCCATAGATGTATATTCATCTTCTCCAAGACGAATAGAGAATGGCAACCAACCAAGCTCACGAAGATTGTTTCGGTCCTGAGTTGCTGACGGACCTTGCCCTGTTATTCTGTCGTTGAAAGCTAAGTGCAATCCACCAAGCATCATGCCAGAACCAACAGCAATGCGGCCTACAGCTAAATCACGATGACGACCACCGCGTGACCATTCCTCGTGAAAACGTGGTGATAAGAAAAATAAAGGTGATCTAGCCGCACCTTCACTAGCAATGTTTGTAACCGTTCGGCTAAACATCGTAATGGGTTTTAATAACGGATTATTTAATATTCTGTTTGCTTTCCACATTAAACGACCAGATTTCAAACCCAAGTTCGGGTCTGAAGTCATGGTTATCATTTTGCGGAAATGATCTATATTTTGTCCAACATCTGCCGGACGTTCAGTTAATAGTTTTCTTGTTGCATTTTGTGCCGCAGTCATTGCTGCTTCTTGAGACTTACCAGCATCAATAGCGTCTTGATAAACCTTCCTACCAAGTCTTGCGCCTTCTCGTAATAATTCAGCACGAGCCGCATAGCCACCAATAAACTCATCTGACGCACCAAGAGCTTTGAAGGGTATGCTGTAAACAGTACCCATAGCGTCAATAATTTTACCAAAACCTTGTTTGAAAAGACCTTCAGAACGCCCTGTATCAAGTTCACGTTTAAATAGATAATCGGCTCGATATGGATTGCGATATACTTCTTTAGCACCTTCACTTTCTTTTAATGAGCGCCCAGCAAGTATCCATCCATCTTTAATGCCTTCCATCATGGCCCAACCAGCAGCGGCTACGTCATCCATCATTGCAGAGTCTTCATCGTGAGTTTTGCCAAACACCTTGGCGACACGTTGACGAAGTTTACCAGCACCGACAGCAGCAACACGTTCCACTGGATCAAGAGCTAACATCAAAGTGTTAGCTGCTAGATTGTATAGATGCGTATCCGGGTTCATTAACAAGACGGACTGAGCCGCATAAACAGCAGCATCGTATATTCTACCAGCGGTACTGCGACTGAGCATTTTGTTTTGAGCCGCACGACCGCTTTTCTTAGTCTCGTTGTATTTTTCAGCAAAGGCACGAAGATTGTCGGAACCACCTAGTGAATCAAGTGCCGAGCGTATTTCACTGAAATTAACAACGTCTTTATTTTTTATGTTCTTAAACACATTCATAGTGCGCGCGATATCACGCTTGGTGTTTATCATTTCGCCATAGATAATGTCGTGCTGTGCAATAGCCTCACGCAATTCTAATTGACCAGCATCATCTAACTGATTGTCTGCCATGCGTTGCATTAAGTCATCAAGACGGATTGCGCTCGCATCATGCAATGAAACAAGGCCAGCCATACGGACTGCAAGTTGATTGTCACCAACGACGCTTTCCATTTTTTGACCAGCAAATATTGTATTAAGAACGCCTTGAGTAACACCTCTTGCTTGAGCCTCTTCGTAAAGAGACTGAATAGTTTTAGTTTTTAACTCTGGTGCTTTGTCAGCAAACGATTGAATAGTGGCCGCAAGACCTTCATTATCGTACATTGTTGTATTGAAAGGACCAGTAACAACGCCTGCTTCTTTCTGTAATTGACTAGATGATGGAGCTTGGCGAGGTGTGCCAAGTTCTTTATCACGCTGATCCAGCATACGCTTCATTTCATCTTCAGATGCTGGTGCTGGCTTTATGGGTCCAGTTGGTGCTTCTGAAGTAGGACCAAGGTCTTCAACAGCTTCTGGTGCAATCGCTGAGTCTTCTGGAGCAGGTGTAAGTATTTCTTGATCTATATTATCAATCGGTGCTTCTGGTGCAGGAGCTTCAGCCTCAACAGTAGGTGCTACATTTTCTGGTGCTGGAGGAGCCTCTGATCCAGCCGCAGGAGACGGAGCAACTTCTTGTGGCCTAACTGTAATATCAAGAGCTTCGCCTTCTGCTTTGGTTGGAGAACGACGCCGCGTTCTAAAGTCAGTGGCGCGCGCACCCGGCTCCAAAAGAGGCTCAAGGATTTGTCTTGTAAGACCGCGAGTAGGTATCCGAGCCATTACTGTACCCCTACATTAGAAACTGCATCGACCGCGCCTGCATCAACGCCATCACCTAATATATCACCAATAGCGCGTACAGCCTGTGGAGCCATTTCAGCAGCAGTCATAAGTGCAGGTCCAGCAGCAGCGCCTATACCTGTTTGCAATGCAACATCAGCTATGTCTGATACTCCTACAGGCATACCTGCTTGTTCTTTAATTTTTAACTCTCCAGCCGCCGGAGCGCCTGCATATGTGCCTCCAGCAACGGCAGCAGCTTTCTTGGTGGTTAATGCTGACGCAAGTTTTCTTATTGCCAAATGTAAACCTTCTTGCCCTAGCTTACGTGCGCCAAATCCAGCACCAGCAGTAACCAATGCACCCCATGTACTTGGGTCTCTAAACATTCCTCGCGCCATACGCCATGAGCCAGATGCCGTCCAATTAGGTAGACGCTCATATTGATCCATCATATATACCCAGCGCATTGCGTTTTCACGAGAACCATTCGCATACAAGCGTGCTACTTGCGACATTGCTCCGGGTGGTATTTCAACTCCATCAACTTCACCGCCAAATGGTTGAGCGAAATTGTAATTAAACTCACCAATCAAGTTAATACCGTACCGTCCCGCTTCCTCATCCGTACCAGTAAACGGCTCACCTTGCATGAGGCGATACATGACTTTGGCATTATTCACGAACTTATGGTCCATCACCAAATGGTCTTCAGTGATAGATTGGTTCATTCTTTCTTCTTCTGATGAAGCTGGTTCGCCGGGTGGCGCGTAAAACATAGCTTCTTTTGCATCAGTCATTTCTGCAAAGATGTCTGTCATTGACTTAACTTCCTTTGCAGTAATTTAAGTTGGCGTCTAAGATCATCTCTTATATCTCGTTTAAGGCGTAAACCATCAAGCCTATCAATATAATCTTGAATTTCTTTTGGACCTGCATTTGCAAAATCAAAATTAACATACTGACCAAAACCTTGCTGTAATCTCTCACGAGCTTTTGTTAGGTCATTTAACTTTTTGTCACCTAAACCTTCTTGAACATATCTTTTTGCAGTTTCAAGTAAAAGTTCTGGTCTTTGATCTGGACTTTTTTTGGCTCGATCTTGGTTTTCTATATCATTCATTTTTTCAATTTCAGGAAGTGCTTCGGAAATATAAGCACCAACATCTTTAGGAACATCAGATCCAAAAGCACCCTTACGTTCTTTCAAGAAACTAATAACGCCTTTTTGTTGAGCATCGTTAAACTGTCTTAGCTTTTCTCTGAGGTTATTAGCTTCTTTTCCAAACACATTATTAGATTCTAATTTAACATCTAAATCCACAGGATCGGTTACACGACCCTCAATAATCATTCGCGTTACAGTGTCAATGCCAGTTTCAGAGCTTTTTATTCTGGGCCTAAAATCTGGATTTTCTGCTAATTTTAAAACGTCTGGGTCAACTTTAATAACGCCTGACAAAGCAAGAGCTTTAAGTTCTAAAGCCGCCATAGCTCTTACTTCAGAAGTAGATGGTTCAGTATATAATGTTGCTACAAGCATATTATATTCTTGAGTGGTTTTTTCTTTAAATTGATCAGTTTTATTTTGCTTTTCTGTGTGTATAGCTGCGCGTTCGTCACGTATTTCGTCACGCACTCTTTCTTTGCCGTCTTCATCAAGGCTAAAATAAAGGGCTGTTTTGTTTCCAAACAAACCAACATTAATATTAACTTGATCTGGGTTTTCACGAGCAAATTTACGGAGCGCATTGATCTTTGCGTTCGTCCGCATATCTTTAACAAATTCTCTAGTACGATCAATATTTACAGCATCTTTAGTATTGATTGCTTGATCTATAAGAGACCTTTCCAGAACATCAAATTCTGCATCTACATCTAAAACCGCTTTACCATTAATTATGGTGTGACCACCCTGAAAATTGTCAGCGATACTATAGAAAATATCTTTAGAACTTTCTAAGCCACTAGCAAATTTAGCAGCAACCGCTGCATTCCTAAGTTTATAGGATTGCTCAAGTGCTGATTTGTAAATAGGTGCAGCTAAAGTACCAACGGTTGCCCTGTATTGAGCGGCGTATTTCCCGCCAAATTGAGACAACAGAGACCCATGTCCGTTAGTTATTGCATCTATTTCCGTCTCAACATCGACCGGGTCTAATATATCACCGCCTTCAATAGCGGCAGAAAGTTGTGCCAACTTTGAACGAACGTCAGTTTCTAATTCAACTCTAAGTTGCGCGCCTACAGCAGCACGAGAAGCTGCGCCAAAGATTGTGTCTTGATCGCCAACAATATCATCAATACTTAAACCAGCCTCAAGAGCAGTTTTGATTTGCTCTGGGTTTTGACCGAGCTTGTAGCCAAACTCTTCACCTTCAATCTTTGCTCGACGACCAGCTTCCTCAAAGGCATAGGAACTTATTTTATCTAACGCACTAGATAGACGTTGATAACCAGCAGCCTGAGTAGCGCCTGCTCCCGCATAATCAATGCGAGGCGGTGGCGCGAGGCTTATGCCAAGTGGGCGATAGCGAGGAAGACGTTCTGCCATTTTTACCTCACGTCCAAATACTTGCGGTGTCGCCGCCACTTGGTTTACCACCAAGTTTACCATAAGATAATGCAGCCGATCCTAGCGTACCAACAGCTTGATACAAACCAGCCCTTTGTGCAGACTTTGCTTGTTTCATTAAGTTTTGCGCTGCTATCTGACCACCTTCTCTAAGAATGATTTGATTGTCTTCACTAATGTAAAACTCTTGGGCACCTTCGGACATATTGTATATTGCAAGGTTTTGTGCACTACCTGAGAATGGGTCAATACCACCAGCAGCAGCTCGTGCATTTAGTGCAGCATTAGCTCTATTTAATTGTTTTAGCGCTTCAATTCCTTGCGCTCTGGCCTCAAGAGCTTTCCCTCTAGCCTCAATGGTTGCCATTGTAGCTTGACGCGCAAGACCCTTAGCCTGCGCCCGTCCAGCTTGATATTGACCAAATGCCGAAACGGCAGAGAGGCCAACAGCTATAATTGGTAATGCAGCAGCCATCTTATTGTCCCGCGCTTAGTTTGTAGTCGATACCCAATACAGTCATTTTCAATGGAACCGATTGCCCAATAGTTATCTGACCTTCATAAGTATAACCTAAAATACCATGCAGTGTCTTTATGCCAGTAAACGCTGGAACAGCAGCGTCTAATATTGCCCCATCAAGACGACGGAATGCAATCTCTTTACCACCTATGGTCATAGATTGCGTGTCATAAACTTCTGCGTTTACCTCAAAGATACGCTTCTTAAATCCGCGTAATGGACCGCTTTGCAGTCCCGGCTCAACAGGAAGCGTTTTGATTTCGGTATTGAAGTTTAACCCAACCTGATAGCTCGAAGTCGCCGCTTGAGCGAACGTAATCGTGTACGGAGACGCTGGTACAACCTGTGCAACTTCAACAATACCGTCTCGTACAATCTGGACAGTTTCTCCTTGGAGGTGATCCATAGTGACTGAAGCAGCCGCTCCGCCCGATTTAGCAGAATCAACAAAGATTTCATCGTCAAATAACTCCACGAGATAAACATCTGAACCGTTTATGGTTCGTTTCACCACGACATAGATTAAGTCAATATCAACACCAACATTGACAAACTCGCCATCAGTAGTCCACTCAGACGGCGCAATAACATTCTGTGAACGCAGTAATGTATAACAAGCCATAGACCCGTCATCGCCATTCACAATCAAAAGACGGTCGCCTTCATCGGTACTTGTTGCAACGCGCGTTGCCATTTCTTCTGGAGATTTTAGCAAGTGAGACGAAAGCAAGGATATCTTAGCTGACGCATAAGCGTTCTGAACATCAGTATATAGAAAGTCCTGTAGCGCTTTGCCTTGTCTTTGGATGAAAAGCGTAGCACCATCAATGTTTTGCAATCGAATACCCGGCTTCATGCCGTAAGATGATTGCTGCTTAACAATCAAATTAGTAGGCGTGATTGGCGTATCTAATGATTGAGGCACATAAAACTCACCGCCAGTCGTAAACACCTGCAAGTGACGGCCAGCATAAATGTCTACAATCGCGTTGAATGTGCCAGTATCAAGTGTGGCTTCAACAGCATCATCATCCAATCCTTCATTTGGGCTGAAGTCAAAAAACGATGATACGCGAGAACCCCAGATTGTAGATGGGCGAGACTTACTTCCACCAAAGAATAAACGACCTTCGTGGAAAGTAGTGCTACGAGGCCAACCACGAGAAGCGGACCACGTTGGCTCATAGCCATGTTCTGTTACATAGTCACCAGCATCTATCTGGCTATTGTCAAAGAATGGAACTTCAGTAAATGCTTTAACTTCTGTGTCGCTAACAAACTCAATAACACGCGCACGACCAAAACCATTATTAGCAACAACGTACTCATCAACCATTGCAGAGCCAAAAGGTTGCACTTTGTATCCTGTGGTCGCATCTGGGGCTGTATCCCAATCTGGGGTAACAGTCAGCACTTTTGTTGAAGCAACATAATCTTCAACATGCCGTACTTGTCCTGACCCAGTGCCGGATGTCAGTGTGATGAACATACCATTAGGCTCATCATCGCTAGTGAAGCTACTAGCAGCCTTGAGCGTAATTGTACTAGTTGTGCCAGCTTGTGCTGTGCCAGTGTCTGTAGTCGCACCAGAAGCGGTCAGAGTGATATTACCACTGGCTGCACTAGGAGTGATGTCATACGTGGTGACATGCGTATCAATATCAAAGGCATATCTAGGAATAAAATCAAAGGCAATCGTGCTGACAGTCCAAGTAGCATCGGTTGCACCGCGAACAATCTTTATAGGCTCAAGGTCTTCGTGAACTATGATTACTGTATCAGCGGACTGCACCCAGTTCATTTCTGGTAAAATGGCAGCAGTCAACGCAGATACGGTAGCGTAATCGTTGCCAGAACCATTGATATTCGTAATCTTTACACCGTCTTTGAAGACGTACATTTTACCCGGTGTAAAGATAAGCATGTAGCTATCAGACACGCTAAACTCAAACGACACCATGCGAACAGCGTTAGCTGCACCAGCGTCTAGCGTGGTTATGTATTTTGTGCCGGGTCTGCGAGTAGCACCACCCTGCGGCTGAATAGAAACATTTTGAGCAGTCGTAAGGCCAGATTGATACTGGGCAATATCAGTCCTTGCGCGCAGACGTGGGTCTAGCACTCCAGACGTGAAATTGTTTTGCATACGAATAACACGGCTCATCCACGAATATCCGTTAAGGGGAAGTCCATAATGTTCTGTGGTGGGCGATCAACGCCATCAATATTCATTGACACACGCACTAATCCACCACGCATGTTCTCAGAAGGCGCACCATAAGCGAGACGATGGTAGTAATCGCCTTTTTGTATTTGATCCGTAATCGGTTCAGCAAATGATGCAGCTAGTGCATGTTTGAGAAGATTAACGAAATACGGCGGAAAAAAGGCAGGTTCTGGACGATACTGATAATCAATCCAAACCTCTTCATAATTCGTATAAACGTCAGTGCCGTATATCTCAAAGTCACGCACTGGCAGAGAACCAACGGAGCCAGTGATGAAAAGAGCTTTAGGATTGCCAAGGATATCACCCGGCAGTGTGTAGCGGTATTTCCATTCGTTAATCGGAGTATCGACAAGACGAGCTAACTTAACTTTCTTGATCGACCACGAATATGGATACTGCATAATCAAGGTATCGCGGATATCGTCATACAAGCGATCCGCAACCTGCGCTTCATCTGTTCCTTCAGAGAAGGAAGAAATAGCAGACGCGCCTAACATTATCATGGCGTCCGAACAAATAGTTAATTTGGTATCTCCAGAAGCCATCTTTTACTCCGCAAGAAAAGGGGTGAGCCGAAGCCCACCCCGATCCTATTAGTCGCCGTCGGTTGCGGCAAGTGTCGTGCCGTCAGCAACGTCAACAACGCCACCTGAGTTCGAGAGAACTTGGGTCAACGTGCTAACGCGAGTGCCTCCGGTAGAGGTTACGCAATAAATCAAATCGCCCACTGCGAGAGTGTCCGAAATGTCATTGAAGTAACCTTCGGTATTTACGTCGGCAATCGTATCAGCGGTCTGATAGGTGTAGATGCTAGGAGCATTACCCTTTTTAGAAGCTGAAACAACACCGAGGCCAGCAGCATCAAAAGCCATAATTCAGCCTCCTTATTCTGTGCTGGAGATTTTGACGATGCCTTCATCGTCGATTGCAATGGCTCCAGCGGAGAACATTGAAGCGACAAGGAAGGATGTCTTCTCAGGCACATAGTTGATTTCTGACCGCTGGTTCATGCTGATGCCAAGGCCAACCGCGTCGCGGTGGAAGGCAAAGCTGGTGCGGGTGGATGGAAGTGGCAAGCCACCTTCATCACGATCACCAAGCATGATGAACTTGAAGCCGAGGAACGTATCGATCTCACCCATCGACAGAGCCTTCACGGTAGCGAAGTCGCTGCTGGTGAGTTCGGTCTCGTCAAGCAATGCAGCCAGACCATTAGCATGGATAACCATGCAACGACCTTCAGCCGGAACGTTTTTGGCGTCCAGAGCTTTTTTAGCAGCAAGAAGTTTGGCGAGGTTTAGGTTTGTGCCAGCGCCACCAATGTCAGTGCTGACAGTGGATGGTGAAGACGCAGCGTTCAGCGCATCAATGACAAGCTGATCCATGCGACGGCCAATGGCATTACCAACGACCTGCACAAGCTCACGACGCTCGTCAAAGTTTACTTTAGCTTGATGGAAGATATCACTGTATTCAGCAGCGATATAGTCCGACATTGAAGCTGTCACCTGAGAGTAGGAGACGTTCAAAGGTGTCACGTCCGATTGTGGAACGCGAATTGTTGCGGTGCCTTTCCCAATCTTAGGGAACTTCACCTGATTGCCCTCGACGTTGTTCCGCTCACGAGTCACGCCAGCAAGCGCACGAGACGCCTGATATGCCTGCTTGACTTCTGCATCGAACAACTGGACGAAAGCGTTAGAAATGCCAACAGCCATTTCCAGTTCCTTTCGTTAGAACAGTTATCAAATTAATCGCCATGCAGGTATCCGTAAGGGCTGCGAGCTTGAACGATTTAACGCCACGTCCCAAGGCGGGTCTGGCGGGCCAGTAATGGGTATCCGTCAGACCCAATATAAGAAACTAATTGTTAGTTGTAAACAAGTAACAGTGTTGCATTTTTGCAACACTTATATCGGTTGATAAGGTTCACCTCCGTACATCTTCTCGAACATCCGTTCGACTTTTGCACGATAGGCTGGATCAGTATTGTACTCAGGACGACCAACCATAGCTGTCAACTCTTCGCGGCTCGGTCCATCTTCGATGGTAGAGACATCCACAGGAACAGTTTGGTCGCCATAGTAGGCACGTATCTTTTGAAGAGCGCGAATACCATCGGCAGTTCCGCCCATGATTTTAAACTCTTCAAAGTCATTCTCGCCCCAAACACCCTTACGAACTAGGCTTTGAGCCCAATCCGTCATGGATTTGATTGTGGCATCAGCGTTTGGACCGAGTTTCTTATACTCTTCTTGATACGATAACTGGGCTTGTTGAGCCTCGCTACCAGACATATCAAGAAACTTTTGAGCTAACTCGTCAAAAGCAGACTGACTAATACCATTCTCTTTGGCCCATTCCTTGTAGGTTACAAAGAGTTCATCGTCTTGGGGTATATTTGCGCTCGTAAAAACTGAATCATCATACGTTTCGGGAGCTTTGTGTTTTCCTTGCGAAAACTTTTTCTGAAGTTCGTTATAGGATTTAACGAGGTTTTCAAGGTCTGGACCTTCGTCGTCGTTCCAAAACTTCGCTGGATACCAATCTGGTTTAACAAATTCAGTCTCCTCGTCTTCTGAAGCAACGGTGACTTCATCAACCGATTTTGCCTCAGATGGGGAAACCCCTTCAAGATGGGAGATGCTTACTTCCTGCTCTTGCTGGTTATCGTCGCTCTCGACTGAGGCTTCGGCCAGCAAGCCTTCGGTTGCGTTCATAATTTAGATGCCCTTCTTATTCGCCGCTCTATTTCGCGGACTAGTGAGTTTTGCCCCTCGCGCGCATAGCCGTGGGACGCTTCTTCGCCCGGATACCAAGTGGGCTGCTCTATGGTAAGCGAACGCAAATGGGACAAGAGTTCTTGCCCATCGTCGCTACCAAAGACTCGGAGATACAATCTATCAATGTCATCTTGTTCGTTTTGACTCGTGCGCCGAAGCTCCGGTTCTACTTGCCGGAGCCCCTCCCAACCTTCTACGATTGACATTTACATTCCTTCTGGTGCTTGGCCTCCGCCTTGCTGCGCTGCCATTTGCGCCATCTGCGCGGCCTGTTCCATCATTTGTTGACGCTCCACTGGAGACGTACGCAATTCCGCTGGTACACCAAGTTTATCAGCGACGTAATCAGCGATAGCGCCCATCCGTGGAGCCATCTGACCTTCCGGCCCAAGTGCAGAAGACAACTGCACCCATTGCGTGATTTTCTCGATATCGCCCATGTTCTGAGCTTGAGCAATCGGTGACACTGGCGTCACCTTAACCTCAAGACCATTCACACGTAACGGCATCTCAATCATGCCACGCTCATCCATGACATATAGGATGCGCGCAATAAGCGGCCCCATAGTCTCTGTAATGAGGCGACCGAACGCAGAGCCAAGGTTCTGCGCCAGTTCTTTCATGCGTTCTGCAATCTCAGTCGCAGAACGAGCCGACATATTGTCCGGCGGTAATGTATCGTCCAGCATGATTTTCTTAATGTTCATGCGTAGATCGTTGATAACAATCTGAGACACGTTGAAGTCACCAGAACGCGGCAACATCCGCAGGCTTTCACCTTGTGGCCCACCATTACGAGCCACAGGAATAATAGCACCGGGAGTAATACGGATCATCTGTGGGTTTAGAACACCATCGTCAGCAGCCGTGTAAACGCCAGCAATCGACAAGGATGCGTTCTTTAACAGAAGCTCCAGTGTCTTATTCAGTGTCTTAATATCAGGAATAGCAGTAACAAGAGGTCCACGCCCATAAACTTCACCAGCCACTTTCATATAACGAGCTACGATCCAAGGCGAAGAATTCATCTTGCGTTGCACAATCTGCTCTTTACCTTCAGGCCAAATCACATGGTAATCGTAATCACCACGGTTCACGTCAAGGATTGTAGCCTCAACAAGCTCAATCTCTTCCGTTGGCTTTTCTTCAACCATACGCGCTAGACGGGTTGGTATGTCAGCATCCATCCAGTGCTGCTTAATCGCTTCAGCCTTGATTCGCATACGACGGTAGACGTTATCAACGCGACCGTGAGCGCCTTCCTCAATAGCCACAAGGTATTGAGGTACAGCGGTAAAGCGAACAGGTGTTACGTCATCTCCCGGTTGTACGAGCATGACTGCTGTACCAACCGCAAGGTCCATAAGAAATTCACCCATAGCCAAATCAAAATTTGATTGGCGAAGAACCGAAAACATTTTTTCTGCGTATAAGTCTAAAGCGGCTTGAGCTTCTAACTGACGGTCAGCAGGAATATCTGGACCGGGCTCAAGGCGACACCAACGCCCATAAGGCGGGAATAAGCCAGCCTGAATACGGTTAGCAAAGCGTTGCGTTGCACTAATGGCAGTAGAATCAAACACTCGTGCCATTTTATTTTGGCCCGGTGATCCACCACCTTCATAGTAACCGTCATACAAATTACGCTGCGGTAGAGCAAACTCGTAGCAGTCTTCGTAAATCTGACGCCAATTATCCTTGCGACGTTGTGCAAGGGAGTGACGTTTCATAATTTGATCGACGGTCAGCATGGCCTAATCCTTCTTATGACGCGCCGCAAAATTACGAGCCGCTTCTTTAGAGCCAAACCCCCATGCTTTCAGCGCTAAAGCAAGGCGAGTTGGTTCACCTTTCTCATTCTTCATGTCTCCGGCCATACCGCCGAAACGAGCAGCAAACGAAACGCGGCGTGGATTAGTGCCGGATTTTACTGGAGCCTGAAGGTTGCCACCTTCCTTACGCTCAAAGTATTTCCGTCCAGCCTCGTTAAGACCACCTTTCGGGTTCTGGTAAGCCTTCTTAACCACGCGCGGCCCTTACCTTCCGATACGAATGGAAACAGTACCGCTGGTATAGTCACCCGTTTTCACACCTGCGCGATAAACCACGACAGGTTCTGGGTCTACGCCATATGTCTCGATGGGCGCGGTAAAGGTATCAACATCACGCCATGTGCTGCCAGCATCAAAGCTACGTTGAACAGTGACGGTAGCCACGAAAGTGCCAGAAATAGAAAGATTAAAGCCACCTTCAGTGTAAATACCATCGCTAAATGTATTTTGTGCGCTGATGTCTTTTTCGGTAACACCAACACCTTTATCTAATACCGCCATCGCTTACTCCTTCGGTTTTGGTTTACCAGCCTTACGCATCGCAATGGCGACCGCTTGCTTCATAGGTTTGCCTTCTTTCATCAGCATCTTAATATTCTGACCTATAGTCTTGTCAGACTTACCAGTTTTAAGAGGCATATTCCTTTTTCCTCTTCATCGTCGTTTTCATATTGACGCTTTCAATACGTCCACCGTATTGACGAGCATACTCTTTAGCCGCAGTCATACCTTTCTTGCTATAGGCAAACGTGCGAGTTTTACCGTCTTTAAGAACGACTTTAGGCATCAACCAACACCAAGCGTTGTGCGCTTCTCTTCATCTGCACCTAAAGTGTTACCTAGCAATGCACGAGAACCAATGCGACGCGCGCGAAGAGCAGCCGCTGCACGACGATCCGTGTCAGTGGCTTTGATTATCTGACGAGCAGGTTCGCCTACTGCTTTCTGCCCTTCACCAACAAGTTTTCCAATAAATTTCGGAACACCGGGAATCATAGCACCCATGATTAAACTCCTAAGTCAGAAGAGATACCAAGACGCGCATCTTCGCGCGTAGGCGATAACAACATACGCTGACCACCAAACCTGCGAGCGCGAGTACGAGCAGCCATCTGCGCTGCTTGACGGCGTTCCTCTTCAGCAAGACGCGCTTCTTGACGTTTCTGGGCTGCAACTGTTTCTGGCGATAACGCTTCTGGTGAAGGCATCTTCGGAGCCTTGAAAAGTGCAGTCATTACCCAGTCCTCGCAAACATTTTATAATCCGACTCATCTGGCCCGTAACGGTGCAAGACAGCTTCTGGTTTCATTTTTAATGCACTTGCCCACCTCATTGCAAGCTCATTCCTACAATTTACAGCTATTTGTAATCTATGTAATTTCAGATCGATATAAATATTATTGAAGTATCGTATAGCAGTGCGTGTAGCTGTAATAGGAATTGTTTCAAACTGATATGAAGTCAATAGCCAAGCCTCGGCAACACCCGGCCAAAGCTCATAAACGCCCCAACAAGCGACAATTTTATCGCCATATATTGCAGTGTAACAGTGCTTATGATTACCGAACTGCCTTAAACGGTCCACATAGTCCGGCATATGCTTAAAGTATTCTTTTTCAAAGGGTCTCAGGTCCATCAAATTCACATGCGCCCAATAAAACGGGCAGATATATAACCTACTATTAGTGCTTAACTTAGACATAATACCCTTGATCTTGTGTTCATATACTACTATGATATCACATGAATGGACGAGTCATGCGTGTCTGTTCTCCTCCCCGTGTGTGCTTGAGGGGGTACGCCTTAAAACGTACTCCCTCTTTTTTACGCAAACACGTTAAAGTCCATCGACGCGTTAACCTGCTTAAACAATGGCCTACCATTTGGGTTCCGCGTCAGACGACGATGTTCACCACCACCCAACATCAGATACCCATACGCATCACCAACGTGCGAGTGTTCATTCTTAGACGGCGCATCTCTGAACCGTTCCTGTCCAGCACCAATCGCCAACCGCTTAAAATGATACCCACCAGCCAATGACTTCCGAATACGTGTGCAATCCTTCGACACCAACAACCCCGGACGACCATCAATCAACCTATTCATCGGCATAGCGCCAGCCTCACGACGCACCATAAAATCATTCGAGTTCGTCGGCTGCGCCCTTAAACCAAGGGTCCGCAGATGGTCGAACGCCGTTACTTCAAATATTTCATCGCGTTTACCACCTGCGGGATCGCCCCAGATAAACACTTCGCTCTTAGGGAACTTAGTGCTGATATCCGCCATAAGGTGATGGGCGAACCTCTCAAGACCCATATCAAAGGCTACCAATTCATGCACGACATGCCAACGCCCATTCGGCATCTTTTGCCCAAATACAGCAGCAGGCGTTAAACCAAAGTC